GAGTTGTTCGGCGGTCAAACGCTCTTCATTGATGGGTAGGCGCTTTTTGCCCACGCGGCGGAAAATGCCAACATGGCCGGAGGGCATCCGTGCTACGAAGGCGTCGGGGAATTCAAACGCTCCGCCCTTGGCGCTGGCGCCGGCCAGGGCGCGCTGCTGGGTCGGGTTCGGCCGGCGCGGGGTCAAGGGCTCGGCATAGCCGGCCGGCAGCGGGTCCAGGCCGATCCACACCACGCCGTCCAGGCCGTTGCTGCGGACATAGAAGCGGCGGGCCAGGCGTTTCTGGCTGATGCCGCTCCGGGCGGAGGCTTCGCGGCGGCCGGCGGTGCCGGTGGCGCGGGTAGTGGTGCTTACGGCGAGGGCGGCAGCGCGGGAAGCTTGCGGGCCGAATTCGGCCAGAGCGCCTTCGAGGGCGTTGACGTCGGGAATAGTGACCTTGAATTTCACGGCGCCGCCGGCGGCAGTTGCCGCAGATAAATGGTCACCTCGTCCGTGGGCGCATCGATGATGACCGGCGCCACGGCTTCATAGACGAGTCCGGCGACGGCGAAACTATCGCCGGCACTCAGATTGCCGCCGAAGTCGGAATATCTGGCGATGATTTTCGGGCTGTCCGGTTCGGCGCGGCGGTCGAAATCGGAGCCGCTGCCGGGCTCGTAGAATGCCTTGATGTCGGCCGCTTGGCCGGCATGGGTCCAGGTGATGGAGTCCCCCAGCTTAACCAGGGCCAGGGTCGCGATGGTGGCGCGGGTGGGGATCATTTACCGCACCCTATCGCTTGTTCGAGTGCCGAAAGTTGCCCGCAGGCAGCGGATTTCTTGGCGGATTTCGAAGAGCCCGAGAGCGACCAGCCCGATAGGGATACCAAGAGAATGAAGGTCATAAGTCCGATAACAGGCCCAAAGGCTTGCCATCGCAATGCCGCGCAAAATCCACATCCATGCCGTTGCGATCCATTCGGGGTAGCGGCGTTCTTCATTTTGCATCCTTCACAATCTCGTAAACCGCATGAACGGCGCCAATCACGGCAGCGACTAGGCCCACCAGGGCGGCAATGCCTACCACGACGTGATGAACAATCTTGCTCGCCATGGCCAGGCGCTTCAGTTCTTCCACTTCGGATTTCGTGAAATGGCCGGCGTCGTCCAGGTATTCGTCGGTCATTCGTCGCTCCGTAGCGTGCCCATCATGCCGATGAACAGCAGGCCCAGGGACAGGATGACTTCCACGAGCTCCGGCCGGTATTTCGTCGCCAGCAGGGCGCAGATAGCGGTGAGGAGCCGCACCAAGCCGCGCTTGGTGGACTCCTCGGACCAGACGAAACGCCAGCGGGAGCGGCGGGTCATGGTTCAGGCCGCCGGAGCCGCAACCGGGTTACCCAGGATCACAGTAACCGATGTTGGCGAGCCGTTGGTATGGGTCCCGGAGAAGTTGACCACAGCTTTGATGTAGCGCTTTTTTCCGGTGTACTGCGTGGTGTAGATTTTCGACGCATCGCCGGCGGCGGACACTATCTTGGCGGTCCCGGTGTTGGTCGCGCCGGTGGCCACGGTGGTCAGGCTGGCATCGGCGGCGGCGGCGGTCGTGGTGGTCGCGCCATCCTGGATTTCCATCTCTATTTTGTTGGTGCTGGACCAGGTATCGCCGGCGGCGCCGACGGCAAAGACGATAAACACCTGGTCATAGCCCAGGGTATCGATGGCGGAAGAGGCTCGGTCGGAGTTGCCTGTCAACGGGACCAGGGCCGACACCACCTTATTGTTGTCCGTGAATCGCTGAAACATGGGTTTTCCTCGTAAATCTGGGGTGAAGCGAACTATCCGGCCTGGCCGGATAGTTCAGGCGGATCAGGTGCCGTAGCAGAAAGCTTCCGGATGACGCAGGCCCACGTCGGCGTCCTGGAACACGCGGAGCACCAGGCCGCCACTGGACGCTTTGGTGGATTCGTCGGGCTTCAGATCCAGCACGCCCCAAAAACCCACGATCACGCTGGACCAGTCGCCGAAGACCAGGCCGTTGGCGGGAAGCTGGGTCGTGCCGTAGGCCGGATAACCGTTTACGGTGTTGTCATCGGACCAAATGAAAATTGCCTGATTGCTGGCTTTCGCGGTGGTTTTCATGCTGCCGCGGGTGGCCGGGGTGGCGAGGTAGGCAAGGTTTCCGGCCAATGCGTTGGCGGTAGCCAATGCGGATTCCAGCGCGACGGTTTCGGCCCAGGTCGGTGCCCCGTCGGTAGAAACGGCGGATGTACCCACGTTGGCGCTGTTGTAGATGCCCAGCGGTTCCTTTCCGCCAGCGCCTTGCAGAATGGCTTTATCGATACCCAGGGCAGCGCCCAGGATCATGTCCTGGCGGACCATCATTTCCACGGCTCTGGACGTCTGTTGCAGAAGCTTGCGGGTCATTGGCACCGAGCCGGCGATGGTTCGGTTACGGAGATTCACCGCGCCCAGGGCCAGCTCGGAATCGGTGGGGGCCTCATCTTCTCCCACCCAGAAGAACGTCGCGGCGCCGGTCTTGCGCGGGATGGAGATATCGCCCACCAGGCCGTCCAGGACGGTGGCGCCAAGACTGAGGCAAAGCGCTTGGGCCCGAAGGGCATCGATCCACACGCCGTATTCGTACATATTCTCGACGTCCACCAGGAAGCCGCCGGCCGCATCGGAGCCCACGGACATGGTGCGCTGCTGCATCATGGCGCGCTGGCGCATTTGCTGGCGGCCCGCATCATTTAGAACATCAAAAGGCACGAAGAAGCCGCGGGCTTCCTTGCCGAGACGGTCGGCGATGGTGCGGGACGCTTCCAGTTCAAGGCCGGCCTTGCTCCAATCCTTTGTCAAGCTGGCATTGATGGCCCGCATCAGGCTGTAACGCTCCATTTCGCGTCTTGGCATGTTCAGGTCGGTGATGGGCTTCTGCGCCCGCTTGTCGCGTTCGGCCACGATCCAGTCCATCAGGGTGTCGGCGGTGGCGTTGGGATTTTCCGCCAGGGCGCTGGCCTGGGTTTCTACGGCGGGATATTCGTCGCGGAACTGAGCGGCAATCTTCATGATGCGGGTGGTGCGCTCCCGTTCGGAAGCGCGGGCCTTGGCGGCAATGTCATTGATGTCCACCACGGGGGCCGGAATGCGGATTTCCGTGGTATCGGGTTTATCGGTCATGGGGGATTCCTCGTGTTGAGGGTGGAAGGAACGGCCGACGCCCACGGACACGTCCGCGGGCACCGATACCAGGGAAATTTCGTAGGGCTCCCAGTCCGTCACGGTGTAGGTCGTGACGTTGGCTTCCGTGCGTTCTTCGACGGCGTGGATTATGTAGCCTACGCTCACCAGTTGGCGGATGCCGTCCTGAACGTCCCGAAAGCATTCTTCGCCCATGGCGGAGCGGGAGAAACGCACCGTGGCGCGGGTCTTGCCGTCGGGGCCGCAGGCGGCGCGGTCCACTACGCCGATTTGGCAGCCCCAATCGTGATTGCAGAGCAGCGCGCCGCCCTGGTTGATGCGGTCCAGGCGCACGTTTCCCGGCTTGCATTGGAGCACCTCGTACCCGTACCCGCGCTCGACTGGATTTTCCGACGCAAAGGCCAGGTCGACCGTGCGGGCCTCCATATCGATGGCGCGGCGGTCCAAAGTGAATTCGCGCGTGATGCGGTCGCCGGCCTGGGGCTTGGCGCGGGTCTGGGAGGTCGGTTTGGTCATGGCGTGCTCATGCGGCAAGGGCCGGGTCTACCGGCTCGGAAGGATCGGGCGTATCGGCGGGCGGATTCACGCCCGGAAGCGTCGGGTCTATGCCCCGGTCGCGCATGGTCTTTTCTTCCGCCTCGATTTCCGCCCAGACTTCGTCGGGGTCGAGGCCATCGTCGCGGATGAACCGGGAGCGGGAGGCTAGGCGCATCTGTAGCGCCAGTTCGCGGGCGGCGGATTCTTCGCGCGGCTGGATATGCGGCCAGCGGCGCGGCTGCCAGGATGCGGAATCCAGATAGATAGCCTCGTTTTCCAGCCGGGCGCCGGCCACCATGCGGTTCAGCAGGGCATTGCGCATCCAGCGGGCGAAAATGCGGGTCAACAGGGCGTCATTGATCAGCCAATTCTGCAGGGCCTTCCAGATTTCGCGGTCTTCCTGTGTGCCCATGCGGCCGCTGGTGAAGTTGACGGCCTCGAGGTCGCCGGACAGCGTGTGATAGGACACGCCCAGGCCGGCGGAGACGCCCCGCAGGATTTGCTTCACGAAAGAGGGGAATTCCGCTTGCGGATAAGCCGGGTTGAACTCGCGGAAGTCTCGGACGTTGCCGGGCAGGGTTTCAAATTCGCCCGGCTCGGCGGAGATTTCCACCGAACCGTTCGACTGTTCGACGCCCATCAAAGGCGCCTGGCCGTCTTCGGTGAGGAAGAAGCCCATCTTCGAAGCGCCGACGCGGGCGTTCACCAGGCTGGCGTCCTCGAAGCCGTCCAGCATGTTCAGCCGTACCAAGCTGGCGGCGGTCCAGGGCAGGCCACGCCAGGCGCCGGAGCGAAAGGGCAGGTAGGCGTGAATGATTTCCCTGGCGTCGATGCGGTCGTAACGCTTGCCGAGGTAGTAATACTCGCCTTCTCGGCTCGAAAACCAATACGCCACGGGCCGCGACCAGGTATCGATTTCCACGCCCATGCGGATGGCGTTCTGGACCGGGCCGGCCTCGCGGTCCAGGGTGATCTCGAGGCGCTCGGCATCGATGAATTGCAACGCGAAGCCGAACGGGCCGGCTTCGCGGCCTTCGATCAGGCGGACGATGCATTCGCCGTCTTCGGCCACTGTGGCGATGAACTGGCGGCAGAATTCGGCGAAGCCTACCTTCCCGGCAATGTCGCAGTTCTCGGCGCGGATCCACTTCTTCCAGGCTTTTTCCATGGCCTGGTTCAGCGGGCGGTCCAGCGTGCCGTTAGGGCCGGGAATCCGCGACTGGAACAGCACGCCTTCGGGGCCTACGACGTTGGAGCGGAGCAGGTTTAGGAAGCGGCGGGCGTAGGGATCGTTTTCTCCGGCATTGCGGGAGCGGGAGCGGAGCGTGCGGAGGTCGCGCCTAATCAGCTCATTGACCGTCATCACGCCGAGGCCCCAGGATCCCTTGAGCCGGTCGACTTGGGCGGCCTTGAAGCTGCGATAAGCGACCACGGCCGGTTCCTTGCGATGACTGATCGGGGCCGGCTTGGGCTTGCGGCGGGTGAACGGCCACATGGTCAAAACCTCACCCGCATCCGGCCGGCGGCGGGCTTGCCGGATTTCATGGCTATTTCGCGGGAGACTTCGGCCATGTACTGGTTGCGGAACTTCAGCAACTCGGTGGGCGAAAGCTCGATCACGCGGCGCGGGCCGTTGGGCGTGCCGATCTGGACTTCGGAATGGGATTCGGTGGCGCGGCCTTCCAGGGTGGCTTCGATGGCGTCCAGCACCTTGCGGGCGTGGCTCCGGCCGTCGTAGCCGCTGGTTTGCGCGGCGAAGTCCGGAAATATCTGGATCGTGCCGGTTTCGACCGTGATGCGTTCGGAGCCATTGGAAACCGTGGCTTGATATTCATAGCGGCCGGCAGCCCAGGCGGCTGTCGACGCGGCGGCGACGTTGATGAGGTGCAAGCCGTCGCCGTTGTCGGCGCCGGTGAATGTGATTCGATGGCCCGCCGCCACCAGGGCGTAGGAGAGCGTCCACGCGGGCGCGGGATAGTCCGAAAACGCGCGCGTGAACTCTAGGGAGGTGCCGGCAACGTGACGCGCCGGCGTGGTGGTGGGAAGTGAGGCGGCCATGGGCGCTTTTTACGCGGCCATGGAGTGACATTTCCATAAGGAAATGTCACTTTTGATGATTTTTCTCCGCCCTGTTGGCTTAGTCCACGTCTTTCAGCAGCCGCCCGGCGATGCGGCAGAGCAGAGCAGGTCGTCGGCCGTTTAGGTCAGTCAGAAATTCACTTCCGCCGAGAAATCCACCATGATTTTTGGCAACCATTCCGGTATGTCGTGCCCTTCGGACCAGTTTTTGGCGATAAACGCTTTTGCCTTGGCGATGCGGCGCGCAGCAGCCCAGTGGGCTGCCGCTTCTGCGCGGGTCGCATGCTCCTGGCCGTCTGGCGTTCGATAGCGGACCACTTCCAGGATGTCGGCCGCCGGGTCGGTCGTCATCACCATGGGCGCGCCGGGGCTGAACGGCAC